ACGAGTTGGAGGAGCGGGCGCGGAAGCAGTGGGAGGCGGACAACGCACCAAAAACTGCGAACCCGCCGAAATGAAACCGGTGCTGATCCGGGCGGGCGCGACGTTCGTCAGCGGGATGGCGCTGGTGGTGTGCGGATGCGCGCTGATGATCGGCGCGCTTATTGGGCTGGTGATGAGGAAGCGATGACGATGATCACGCAGTTCGAGCGGATCCCGGATTTGTTCCTCGAGCTCTATGACGAGCAGTTCCAGCTTTGGGCGCAGGAGTTTCGCACGCGCGGGAAGCGTTGCGCGATCGTGTTCAATCCGGCGCCGGGGTCGGTGCCGAAGTTCGACGGGGAGGGGCGGATGGTGGCGACGGGCTGCTGGCTCGAGGCACAGGTCGAGATTACGGCGGGTTCGCCGCGGGTGGTGATCAAGCCGGCGAGCGAGCACGACCAGGAGATGATCGAGCGGCACTGCGTCGAGATGCGGAGGTTCGTGCTGCAATGAGCAAGCCCGTGCGGGTTCCCGGCAATGCCGCGGTGGTGAAGGCGATGGAGGGCTGGCTCAACCAGGCGCGGGGTGGGCGGGTGAACTTCGCCGCGGTGGTGTGGGTCGAGCCGCCGAACGTGATGTGCGACTTCGGCGGCAACGTGCTGATGATGAACCCGCAGAACGGGCAGCCGTCGCCGCTGCAATCCGGTCTGGACGCGCTCGGCGCCGCGGTGCAGCAGGCGGTGGCGGGCCGCGCGGTGCCGGCGCCGCAGGAGCTTGGCGCCGACTACGCGGTGTACGACTTCACCAACGGCCCGGCGAGCTACGACGTGTTCCCGTGGCTGATCGGCGCCGAGATGACGCGGCTGCGCGAGGGAGCGCCGGCGCCCCTGAAGGTGCACTGGTGGATGGGCGACGACCGCGGCGGTCTGGATAACGGCGGGCTGCGGCGGCAGATGTTCGACAACGTGCTACGACCGGCGCTGGAGCTGATCGGCGCGGTGGAGACCGACCGGATCGGGCGCTGTCACCGGCGGTTCACCGCGCTGGACGTGGTGACGGCGGCGCGGGCCGGGGAGCGGGTGCCGCTGCTGCGATCAAATGCGACGACGATTCGGCATAGCGATTACGTCACGATCACGCTGCGTGAGATGAAGGATTGGACGCACCGCAACTCGAACCTTGGCGCGTGGTTGAAATTCGCCCGACTGCTCAAGGAGCGCGGCGAGCGGGTGATCTTCATCCGCGACACAGTGCGCGCGCACGAGAAGCTGCCCGGGTTTGAGACCGAACCATTGGCCGCAACGGACTTGATGCTTCGCATGGCGCTCTATGAAAGCGCCAAGGCGAACCTGTTCACCACGAACGGCCCGACCGCGCTCGCGACCTACGGCAACCGGCCGTACCTGCAATTCATCACCGTGGTGGGCGAGTATCACCCCTGCGATCCCGACAAGGCGTCGTTCTGGCTGGAGGGCCACGGGCTGAACGTCGGCGAGCAGTGGCCGTGGGCGACCGACAAGCAGCGCCTGATCTGGGGCAAGGACAGTTTCGAGAACATCCTCGCCGCGTGGGAGGAGTTGGGACTGTGAAACGCAAGCGGCACGAACCGATGCATCCGCGCGGCCGCGCTCATCCAAGCGGGCGGCCGATCATGACTGGCGGAAGGACTGATCTGCCATTCAAACGTTATCCGCTTGATGAGCCGATGACGCCGGGTCTCAGGCCGTCGCACCAGCATACGCCCGCGATCGGATTCCTCGCTCAACTTATCGCGGATGACGACGAATGAGCGACGGCGGCCGGCGTCAATTTCGGATTCTCGGCGGTACGCGGCTTGCCGAGTTCGTGCGGTCGAACCGCTTCGTCGACTTCATCATGGGCCCGCTCGGCTCGGGCAAGACACACGCGGTCTGCGCGCGGCTGATGCGGCACGCGCAGGAGCAGCGGCCCTCGACGCTGGACGGGTTGCGCAAGACGCGGTGGGCGGTGATCCGCAACACCTATCCGGAGCTGAAGCGCTCGACCATCCGCACCTGGACCGAGATCGTGCCGGAGCACGTCTACGGTCGGATGAACTGGTCGCAGCCGCCGAGCCATCGGCTGAAGTTTCCGCACCTGTCGGGCGATGGCACGTTCGTGCAGACCGAGGTGGACTTCCTCGCGCTCGACAAGCCCGAGGAGAGCATTCCGAAGCTGCGATCGACTGAATACACCGGAATCGTGTTCAACGAGGCGCAATACATCGACAAGGCGATCGTCGACGAGGCGACTTCTCGCCTGCGCTATCCGCCGAAGTCAGAAGGCGGCGCGACTTGGCAGGGCGTATTCGGCGACCTGAATGCGCCGGACGAGGATCACTGGCTCGCGATCATGACGGGCCTGGTCGATCTGCCGCCCGGCCTGCCGGACGAGGAAGCGGTCGCGCTCGGCAAATGGCCGGACGAATGGGGCTTCCACCAGCAGCCCGCCGCGCTGATGGAGAAGCACGACGCGCACGGGCGCGTGATCGGCTACGAGGTCAACCCGCACGCCGAGAACCTCGAGAACCTCGACAGCGACTATTATTCCAAGCAGATCACCGGCAAGACCAAGGCGTGGATCGACTCGCGCCTGATGGTGCGCGTGGTGCTGGTCACCGAAGGCTCTCCGGTGTGGCCAATGTTCAAGGTCGAGACGCATGTCGCGACCGAGGTGCTGCACGCCAATCCGCACTATGACATCGACGTGGGGCTCGACTTCGGCCGCCAGCCTGCGGCGATCTTCGGGCAGGGGATCAATCAGTGCGTGCTGATCCTGCAGGAACTGCTCGGCCAGAACGAGGGCGCGGTGACGTTTGCTCCGAAGGTGCGCCGCTTCATCGCGCAGCGCTTCCCGGATCATCCGATCAGCCGCTTCAAGTTCTGGGGCGATCCGAAGGGGCAGGACAAGACGCAGACCGACGACCGCACCGCCTATGAGGTGTTCGAGGCGAACGGCATGAAGGTCCGCGTTCCGCCGGGCCTGATCGGCAACAGCATCACGACGCGCGTCGACGCGGTCGCGACGCCGCTAAACGAGATGTACGACGGGCGCCCGCGGTTTCAGCTTTCGCCGGTCTGCCGCACGCTCAAGGTCGCGATGGCTGGCCGCTACCACAACACCAAGGACGAGACCGGCGAGCTGCGGCCGTGCAAGGACCGCTACTCGAACCCGGCCGACGCTTTGCAATATGTCTGCCTCGGCATGGGCGAGGGGCGCCGCATGACCGGCCGCCCGCCGATCGGCGAGACGAAAGCCGCGCGCGTGCACAAGCCGAAGGTGATGCGGCGCGTCATGGCATGATCCATCTCGTCGACGGCCCGCTGATCTCGCACCCGACGCATTGGGTTCTGGCGTTCTCGCCGGTCGCGCCGAACTGGTGGATCGGCGCGCTGGCGTGGGGCCGCTACAAGCACGTCCGCGCCTACGGCTACGTGCCGTTCCTGCATGTCTGGGTGTTCGTCGACGCGACCTTTGCGGGCCTCGAGGTCATTCTCGCCGCCAAGGGCCCGGCGGCGAACGCCATGATCGCCACGTGGGCGGCGGGCTGCGACCTCGTCGTCATGCGGCGCCAGGTGCACGCCAACCGCTCAGTGTTCACCGCGGCGTCGGGCTGGTGCGTCCCGGCGATGAAGCGGCTGATCGGCCTGCGCTCGCGTGCGTTGCGGCCTGACGCCCTATTCCGCGATTGCTTGACGCACGATGGACTTCTCTTCGCCAACACCGCCAGCCGCGCAGGCACCGCCGGAGCTGGGGACGCCGCCGGCTCCGGTGTTGCCGCCCGTGCCGGCGCAGACGACGCCGGCGCCGGCCCCGGTCTTCACGCCCCCGCCGGTTGATCCGTCGGTCGCGGCCGCCACCAACGCGGCGAACCTGCAATCGCTCGCCGGGCTGCAGCAGGAGGCGCAACTCGATTCCGCGTCGATCCTCGCGCGCTACGGCCAGCAGCTTGCAACGGCCGGCGCGTTCGGCGGCTCGCCGCTGGCGGGGCGCTGATGGCAAAGGAACCGAAGCCCAAGGACACGAAGCCGATCAGCAAGCTCGAAAGCGACGCGCTTGACCGACTGCGTGAGGCGCGACGCTGGAAGGAATCGACCCGCATCCTCGACTTCAAGGAGTGCTATTTCTTCCTCGCGCCATGGCGGCAGCGGCAGATTTCGTCGCTCACGATCCCGTCGCAGGCGCCAATGCTCGACCAGCCCGAGCTCTACACCGACATCGGCCCGCTGATCACCGGCGACTTCATTACCGAGGTGGTCAACACCTACATGCCGCAGGAGCAAATCTGGTGCGAGCGGCTCGCGGGCGAAGGATTCCAGGAGGCGTTCGACCAGATCAAGGATCAGGTCAAGGACCAGGACAAGGCGATCTTCGCGGCGATAAAGTCGTCGAACCTCTACAACGAGCTTCCGAAGGCATTCAACCCGGACCTCGTGATCGCCGGCGCGGGCCTCTGGATCAAGCGTCGCCTCGCGCACATGCCGATCGAATGTCTCGCGGTGCCGATGCGCGAAATGGAGATCAATCTCGGCCCGGATGGCGAGATCGACGACCGTTTCGTGGTGCGCCACGCCTATAACAAATACGTCCGCACGCTGCTCGGCGACGACATCTTCAACAAGATTCCGGCCGAAATCCGCAAGACGCTGGACGAGAAGCCGACCGACCGCACGCAGATCGCGTGGGGCTTCTGGCGCAAATGGGACGACATCAGCGACGAGGTCTGGCAGCACGTCGTGCTGGTCGACGATGAGCTGATCCACGACACGACGCTCAAGGGCGAGGGCTGCTGCCCGTTCCTGGTGATGCGTTTCAACCCGACGGCGGACTGGCCGTGGGCGCACGGGCCTGCGCTGCAGGGGCTTCCGACCATGCGGCAGGTCGACGAGCTCGAGCGGCAATACCTCGAGGCGACCGAGCGCAGCTACAATCCGGCGATCACCTTCCCGGATGACAGCTTCACCGAGGTGGAGCAGGGCATCGAGCCCGGCATGGCCTATCCGATCCGCGTCGGCAGCGAGAACGCCGTCAAAGCGATCTACAATCAGCCCAACGTCGACCGCGAGATGTTCACGATCGACACGATGGAGAAGCGGCTGCGCAAGCTGTTCTTCGTCGACTATCCCGAGCAATCCGGCGACACGCCGCCGACCGCGGCGCAATGGTTCGACGAACTCGCGCGCGCGCAGCGCCGCATGGGCACGCCCGGCATGTCGTTCTGGCGCGAGGGGCCGCGCGCGATCTTCCTGCGGTTCAAGTTTCTGCTCGAGCGCTCCGGCACGATCAAGCCGCTTCAGGACAAGGCCGGCCGCGCGATTTCGACGCAGCCCTACAACCCCGCCCAACGGGCAGCGGAGCAGCAGGAGATAGCGACCGCGACGCAGTGCGCGCAAATCCTCGGGCAGATGTTCCCCGAGGAATGGAAGCTGCACGCCGACGGCGGCGAGACGATGAAAGCCTTCATCGAGAAGATGCGAACCGGCGGCCTGCTGAAGATGCGGCCGCCGCAGCAGGTCGCTGCCGCGCTCGCGCAAATCGCCCAGCTCGCCGGCTCGCGCCAGCGCCCCGGCGGCGAGGCCGGCCAGGAACCGCAGCAGGCACAGCCAGGCCCATGATCAGCGACGAAGACCTCGACAAGGCGCTCGACCGCATCGCCCGCACAGCCGACGGCGAGCTTCTCTATCGGTTCTGCCAGCGCAAGCTGATGGAAGCGCTCGCGGACCACTCGCCGAAACAGGGTGCGTTGCGGGTTGCTCACGGCGAACGCAGGTTCGCGCAGCTTTTGATGGCCAAGATGGCCAAGGGAATCGACGAAAGTGGCGGACGAACCGACAGCAGCAGCCGCGCCAGCGAGCGCACCGTCGTCTTCAAGCGCGGCGCCGAGCCCATCCGCCCCGGCCGCCACGTCAGCTTCCGCGACGCCGCCCGCGGCAACGACCCCGAATACCTCAGGCTCGCCGCCGGCGACGACGGCAGCTCCGGCGCCTGACCAGGCTCCTCCCCCCGCCTCCAGGCCGAGTTGGGCGCCGGAATCCTTTTGGGACGCCGAGAAGAACGCCGTCAAACCGGAATTCGCCGACCACTACAAGGAACTGGCGACATTCAAGGCGACCGAGGATTCGCGCAAGCTGACGCTGCCCGCGTCGCCGAATGACTATCGCCCGGAGCTTCCGAAGGATTTTCAGGTCCCGCAGGGGCTCGAATACAAGATCGACACCGACAATCCGATCTGGGCGCAGGCGCGCGAGTTCGCGCACAAGGCCGGGCTCAGCCAGGATCAGTTCCAGCAGATGGCCGGCCTCTACGCCGGCGCGCAAATCTCCAACGCGCAGACGCTGAAGACCGCGCGCGACGCCGAGATCAGCAAGCTCGGCCCGGCCGGCTCGGCGCGCGTCACCGCAATCCAAAGCTTCCTCGATGCGCAACTCGGCGACGAGCTCGGCAAGGTCATGGGCACGATGCTGGTGACCGCGAAGCACGTCGAGGGGTTTGAACGCATCCTCGCGTCCTTCCGCAATCAGGGTGCGGGCTCGTTCTCGCAGAACGGACGCTCGCCGAACGAACCTTCGAAGGTCTCCGACGAGGCCTACTCGAAGATGACCTACTCCGAACGCAAAGAGTACGCGGCGCAGTTCACCAACGGCGCAGCGCGCCACTGACCTAGGACGAAAGGGACCCGGCGATGGCTGTCTCCAACCTGCTGACGATCACTGAATACGCGAAATCCTTCGCGCAGGAGGACATCCGTCGTCCGCCGATCGAGATGTTCGCGAAATCGACCGACCTGTTCGACGCGCTGCCATTCGAGGGGCTGAAGGGTTCGACCTTCAACTACTACCGCCAGGCGGTGCTCCCGACGCCGCAGTTCCGCGCCATCAACGAATCCTCGTCGTCCGGTCACGGCGTGATCACGCCGCTGCAGGAGAACACCTGCATCATCGACCACGACATCGACGTGGACCGCGCGATCGTCGATCGTCACGGCGTCGAGCGCCGAAACTACGAGGAGATGATGGGCCTGACCGCGTTCGGCCAGCTCTGGGCGACAACCATCATCAAGGGCGACCAGTCGACCAACCCGCGCGTCTTCAATGGCCTGCAGGTCCGCGCCGGAAAATACTCGCGCACCACGCACAATTCCGCTGCGTCCGGCGGCGCCGCGCTCTCGCTGCTCAAGCTCGACCAGGCGATCGCGCAGGTCAACAACCCGACGCACATCATCGTGCCGTATCTCTCCAAGGCGCTGTGGATCCAGGCCGCGCGCACCACGACCCTGTCGGGCTTCGTGATGCAGACCTGGGACGGCGTCGGCGAGCCCAAGATCAGCTACGCGGGCCACAAGCTTTTGTTCGGGTATCCGAAGGACGATCACCCCTACATGCTCGACTTCAACGAAGTCGCATCCGGCGGCGGATCGGCCGTGACCGCGTCGCTCTACGTCGTGTCGCTCGGCGAATACCGCCTGCGCGGCCTGCAGCTTCGCCCGATGGAGGTCCGCGACATCGGCCTGCTGCAGGACGGCAAGACCTACCGCACGCATCTCAACTGGGATGTCGGCGTGGTCGACGAGCACAAGTACTGCATCGCCCGGCTCGATAGCTGGACCAACGCCGCGATCGTGGCCTGAGGAGGAACCGATGTCGTTCCCGAATGACCGCACTTATAGCTTCGACGCCAACCTGGAATTCTCGGACAACGCGGCCGCCTACACGGCATCGGGTTATCTGCAGAAGGGCGGCGCCGACGGCGTGATCGATCTCGGCGGCAACCAGGGCACTTCGCCCGCGCAGCAGGCGCGCATCGACGCGGTCGCAATCTTCGACGTGACCGCGCTCGACATCACAAGCGGCAACGAGACCTATCAGATCGACATCGTGGTTTCGAACGATCCGGCCTTTTTGACGACGCTCGCGATCGCAGGCGGCGTGCAGCTCGGCAAGGGCGCGTCGCTCCGCGTCGCGGCCACGGACAGCGTGATCGGCCGCGTCGAACTCGGCTTCACCAATCAGGTCTGCGGCGTGACCTACCAGTACATGAAGGCCTATCTGACGGTCGGCGGCACCACGCCGTCGATCAACATCGAAGGCTTCGTCGCGGTGCTGGCCGAGCCATGAGCATTCCTTACCAGCGCGTGAAGGCGAACGGGAAAGTCGACCTGTGGGACCTTGGTCCGCAGGTCCCGCCGAAGGCACCGCCGGCGCCCGACAAGCCGGACGAAAAGCTCAAGGGCGCCGAACTCGCCGCGGCCGAGATCGAATACGAGGACGCTTGCGATCGCTATAAGGACGAGCTGCGCGACTACACCGCGGCGCGCAAGGCGCATGCCGCCTGGGCGCGCGACAAGGGCGGTCCGGTGAAGGTCGAACTCTGGGGCGTCGACGCGCGCCACGCGCTCGACACGGAATCCGACCGCTACAAGCTCGATCTGCCGAAGGGTGCGAAGCCCGGCAAGGCGCAGCTCGAGGCCGACGATATGGCCAAGCTCGAGGCCGAAGAACTCAGAGTGGCGCGGTCGCGAGACCCGATGCACGCAGGAGCCGCAGCATGAACATCAACCTTCGTAATCTGGCCTTCGCGGCCTTTACGGTCGCCACGCTGGTCGCTCCACAGGCGAACGCCGCCACCTCTGTCGCCGTCAATTACGTGGTGTTGTGCCGCCCCGATCCGGCCGGCACCTCCGCGGGCCCGGTGCGCGTCACCAACCCCGGCACCTCGGGCGGGACCTACACCCTCAACGCGCAGGGCTGCGCGCCGATCTCGCTCGCCAATTCGGATGCCGCCTACTTCCAGTCGCAAGGCTATACGCCCGGCCCGAACCAGTTCTCGCTGATCCAGCAGACGATCACGGCCTCGACCACGGCGACGACCTCGACCATCACGCTCCCGGCCAATGCCTTCATCCTCGGAATCGTGATGCAGGAGACGGCCGGCAACTCGGTGACCGGCGGCGTCGACATCGGCAACGCCACCTCGGCCACGGCCTACATCTCGGCGGTCGCGCTCGGCGCCAACGCCGTGGTCTCGGTCGCCGATTCCGCGCTGACCCGGGTCTATCCGGCAACCGGTCCGACGGTTGCCGAGAAAGTTCTGATCGCCTGCCACACGTCCTGCAACTCGGCGAGCTTCAACGTCACGATCTTCTACTCCTTCTTCTGAGAAGCCGATGACCGTCGCGCTGCAACATCCGCTTGACGTAGTGCCCCGCGGGGCACGGACGATCGTCGGCTTCTCGGGGACGCGATACCCGGTCGACGGTCTCGGCCGCGTCGTCGTTTCGGATGCGGACGCGCCGTATCTGACCGCGGTCGGCTGGCTTCCGGCCACGATCGGCAGCGGCATCAACGTGCTCACGGTGGACTTCGGTGCCTTCCCGGGCTCGCTCTCCGCGAGCGTCACAGTGCCGGCCGTCATGAAGGACGCGAACGCGCTGGTCGACGCCTATGTGGTCCCGCACGCGACCGCGGATCATTCCGCCGACGAGCATGCGGTCGACGGGCCGGTCGTGTCCGCGCAGTCGGACGGCGCCGGCAACCTGATCATCTCGGCCTATCCGAACACCAATGTGATCCCGACGGACAGCATGATGCCGTGGGGCAAGTGGTCCATCGCCTGGAACTTCCTGCAATAGGAGATCGAGATGTCCATCAACGTCGCCGGCGCAACGACCGGCACCGGCCAGGAAGTCGAGACCACCGGGCGCGCCGCGCGTGTCACGCTGCGCCCGGTTGATGTCGTCACCGGGGCTGGCGGCACGTTCCGCAAGGCGATGACCACCGGCCTGATCGCGGCCGGCTTCACCGCCGGCACGCCGATCTTCGCGTTCCGCTGGGCGCCGACGCCGAATACCGCGATCTGCCTGGTGCGGCGCATCACG